GCTGCTAAGATGGTATTTAAGATTAAGCAGGAGTGGATGCATAATGAGAGATTGCAAGCAGCTTTTCCTGAGCTGATACCTGACTTCAACAAAACACGCTGGTCTGACCACGTTGCGGAAGTGGTTAGAACGATAAATGCCACTGAAGGTACATATACTGCAGTTGGTGTTGGCGGGTCAGTTATCTCTCAACACTTCGATCATATACTTGAGGACGATTTGGTGTACGCACGTAAGGATGATTTCACAGGTCAGGAGCTCATGCCCTCCCAGGAGGATATAGATAATGCTATTGGTTGGCATAAACTATCATTTTCCCTCCTTGCCAACCCTAAAACGGGTTGTATTGATAACACTGGGACCCGGTGGGCTCCACAAGATATGATAAATTATATACGTAAATTTGAGAAACAGTATGCGTGTATGGAATTAGCGTGTACGAAAGATGCTCAATGGCCGATTGTTGATAATGAAGCGTGTATTTGGCCAGAGAGATATGACAAAGAGACACTCGAGACTATTTGTCATGCTCAAGGAATGAGAATATTTGAGACACAGTACTTAAATCGCCCACGAGCCACGGAAGATATAGTGTTCAAGAAGGAAAGTGTACAGATACACAGCTCATTTAGTGAGTATCCGATAGGTTTAGAGTATGTAACGATAGTAGATTTGGCTGGTTGGGGGGACTCGAAGGGCACAGCACGCAATGTCGTCTTGACTGGGGCAGTGGATGAGAAGCACCACATCTGGATTGCACGCCTGGACGCCCGTCGGATGAACCCAAGTGAGGTTATTGATACATTTAAAGCACATTCGCGTCTGTTTAAGTCAAGAATATTTGTAGAAGAGGTACAATATCAACGTGCGATACGACATTTCTCAAAACAAGAGATGGAAAAGACTGGGGAGTGGTTCATTCAAGAGAAATTACCGTATGATGGGAGAAAAGATGCTAAGAATCTTAGAATACGTGGCTTGGAGCCTCTCGTTGCTGGTGGTGGCTTGCACATTATGGCTGGGATGCAAACTCTTTTGGAGGAATTAGAGTTTTACCCGCACAGTAAGACAGTTGACATCCTTGATTGTATGGGGTATCTGCTCAAAGTGGCAAAGTCCCCTGTAGCTGCCCCAGTCGTTGCGTATCATGACCCATTTTCAGTAAGCGAGATCGAGAAGGAACTCAAAAAGAATGCTGGTGGTATTACTGGTCTGCCTTTTGACCTACAACGTAAATTATGGAAGCCTGAATATGGACACAACTAACGCATCACCAAAATACTACGATTACGGTATCCCACAAACCAAACAGTTCGAAGGTTACAGGGATAAAGTGTACACAGACACTCGTGGTAACCCAACAATAGGTTATGGATTTAATCTTAATGACAAGAATATGCGCTCAATGGTCCCAGCTGATGTCATTGCTGGTAGAAGACCACTTGCTCAAGAAGAAGCGGACAATATATTTCTGACTCGTTACAATCAAGCAGCACGTGATGCATTTAATTACTTAGGTCCCGATATGCTCAAACTAGACCCACAACGACAAGCTATCATTGTTGATATGGCTTACAATATGGGTCCTAACAAACTAGCAGAGTTCAAACGTATGAAGAAAGCTATACAAAGTGGTGATTACCAACGTGCGGCTTCTGAAATGAAAGATAGTGATTGGTATAAACAAACAGGAAATAGATCAAAGCACCATGTGCTTAAATTTGGAGGTAAGAAATGAGTAAGTTCGATGCAGCAATTCCGTTTACGTACACTACAGCAAGTGCATATGCAGTATGCACACAAGACGCACTATTCCATGGTATAAGTGCCATTGTGGGTGCAACAGCCACAGCAGGTAGAGTAGTAGTTTACTCAGGTGTAAATACATCTGTCCCGGTATTTGCACTAGTAACACCAACATCAGGTAGTGTGACAAACGATGGACCAATTACTCCTATCGTTTGTGCTGGTGGTATTAATATCACATGTACAGGTACAGCGTATAACACAGTAGTACTTTACACAAAACTATAAGGAGCTAATATGGCCTGCAAGAATAAAGGAAACGCTGCTAAGATTAAAGCACTCATTCAAACTAAGAAGAAAGGTAAGTAAACCATGCCAGTTGATAACGCCGTTGGAAGTGACTTTGTAAGTACACCCAAAACGGAGAGAGATCTAAATTGGTACAAGTCGGCGACGATGAACGGATTACGCTTTCAACGTAAGTATGCGCGTAGTCAGATGTGGCAACAGTACAAAGCTTACTACCGACACGAGTACCCAGATGGCACACTACCAGTTAACTTAGTTTTCTCAATACTGCGCTCCATTGTGCCTCAAATCTATTTCCGTGACCCATCTGTTGTTGTGACACCTACTAAACCAGGTCTCGAGTACCAGTTGCACGCACGCCTCGTGCAAGACCTAGATAAGTGGATGCTCAAAGAAACAGGTGTGAAGTATCAAATCAAGAAAATGATTAATGACTCCTTTCTCTGTGGTCTAGCTAGTGCTTTCATAGGATATGACTCGGAGTTCGGATATGCAATGAACAAGACTATAGGTGGTGAGGGACAGGCGTCTCTTACCCAGTTCAATAAGCAAGGTAATCGTATAGAGTACAATAACCTTGTCAACCCGGGTATGCCATGGTTCCTTCGTGCAAGACCGGAAGATGTAGTGTATCCGTGGGGGTGCGAATCAGCGTACAATGCAGAGTGGGTAGCAATGAGAGTATTCCGTCCTCTCTCAGATATTAAAAGTGACCCGAAGTATAAGGACACAAACGATTTGAAGGGTTCGTACACTCAACGTCGCACACAACCTGAAGGTGGTATGAGAGATGAGTGGGCAGATGGTGAATTTAAGGACCATGAGTGGGTAGAACTATGGCAACTTCGTGATGCAAAGACGAAAGAGATAGTGTGCTTCACTATGGACCATGATAAGTTTTTACGTAAGGAAGAAGATTTAATGCAGGTAGATGGTATACCAGTTGAGACACTTGCCTTCAACCCTGACCCGGATTTCATATACGGTATTCCTGATGCACGTATTATTGAGCCTCAATTGCTAGAGTTGAATGAGATACGCACACAGGCTATGAAGCATAGACGTATTGACATACTCAAGTTCTTATATCGCAGAACTGCTATCTCACCTGAACAGTTGAATAAGCTACTCAGCGAAGATGTACAAGCGGGTATTGAAGTGAACAGCGATGAGCCAATTAATCAAGCTATCATGCAACTTCAACCGAATGCATCTGCTATTCTTCAAGACTTAGAACGTATGGGTGAAACTATCCGTGGAGATGTACGTGAAACAGTAGGTTTCTCTCGTTCCTCAACAGGAGAGTATCAAGGCAAGACACACATCTCTGCTAAGGAAACAGAAGTAGTGAATTGGGCTAATCAGATACGTGTAGATGAGCGAAGGGATATGGTTGCAGACCTGCTCCAGAACGTAATCCGTAGATACAACCAGATGATATTCACATACTGGAAGGACCCTATCATACGCTCTGTTGTAGGTCCTGATGGTGCACGTTACTGGATAAAGTTCTCCCCAGCTGATATCAAAGCAGAGTACACATTCAAAGTTGATCCGACTAATGCTATACCAACAGATCAACGGACTAAGAAACAAGATGCACAAGAACTATTCGCAGCATGGAGCCAAGCGGAGATTGCTACGAGTAAGACTGGTAAGCCTGTACCGCCTGAGTTACTCCGTCACATTTATTCTCAATACGACGGGATAGATGTAGATAAGTTAGTAGCAGAGAGTGGGCAACCTCCACAAACTGCCGAAGGTGCTGGTATGAATCCTGAACAAGCAGTACCTCCACAGATGGCTGCACAGATGATGGGAAGGAATATGCAACGATGATAGAACCACAGAATCTATTATCCTCATCACCACGCAAACGCAACTCGATAGGTAGCAACAGACGGGTGATTTCCCTTATCTGCCCCAGTCATGGCTACGTTAAAGGGGACCACTGTCCAAAGTGTGCAGAGAACGCAGCACGTGACACAGTACACATCAAAACTGATGAGTGGGTAAAAGGCATGTGGGAACACATTGACACCAAACCTATTTACATAGAATCAAAGGCACACCTCTTCCACGAATGCGAGAAACGTGGAGTGATGCCGAGGGCGTTTATGAAGCCGAAAAGTCAAGGGCGTGGATACGAAATAGCGAAAGGGAGGTAATAATGAGCGAAAAGAAGTTAGTGGTATCATTTGATTCTAACGATGAGCCACAGTTCAAATTAACCGGTGCTTGGAACATCAAGGATTTAGGACACACGCGAAGTGGATTATTCCGAGCATATAAACACTATATGAAAGAGTTAAGACAAAAGGAGGAAACAAAATGACAAGCGAGCAAGTGAATAAACCCAGCGAGACGGGTGCAGTAGACACAGAAAAATTTGTCCCGAAAGAGGAACACGAGAAACTTGCCAATGAGAAAAAGGAATTAGAGAGCAAGTTAGATGAAGCGAAGTTATCCCTGTTAGACCCTGACTACATTGACTTTCTTGAGTCAAAGAAGGGTGCACGTGTTGAGAAGAAGATTGAGAAGGCTATGGACCTATCCGATAAGGATATTGAAAAGTTGTCCTCGAAACAGATTCTCGAACTTGCAACCGAACGCGCCAAGGAAGCAATCATGTCAGAAGTAGATGCTAAGTATGCTGAAGTTGTACGCAGACAAGGTGTTACTTTACACGAGGTACTATCGTACATCGAGGTAGGTGAATGTGAGAAGAAGTATAAAGACTTCGACACATACAGGGATGCTACCCGTAAGGTTCTCGAAAACTCTAGAACACAAATCACTATTGAACAAGCATACAAACAAGCAAAATATGACACGCTTGAAAAAGACGGCAAGTTGACACCTAAAGAAGAGAAAGAACTGAAGACACCAGCATCCGAGAAACCGACATCAACGGTTCCGGGGGACACGATGTCTAAGTCATCTTTCAAAAATGCGGGCGAAGCTGCTGAGGATGCTTGGGATAGAGTAATGGGTTCAGGCAAGGACACTCTATAAAGGTACAATAAAATGGCTAATCCAACAAGAACTGAACAACTAGACGATCTATATACGTCTCAACATAGGGACCTTTAAGATTATGAAAGAGTTAACGGAAGCACAAAAAGGATATTTAGCAGGAATACTTGATGGGGAAGGTTGTTTATCTATTAGAAGCCAAAAAGGACAACGCTCCTTTTACGCTACCTTACAAGTATCTAATACAGATATTAAAATGCTAGTATATCTTTTTGATATTACAGGTTTGGGTAGATTACACTACTCAAAGCAGTACCAAGCCAATAGGAAAGATAGTTATAAATGGTTTGTTACTGTGTCTAAAGATATTTATGATATCTTAGATGCTGTATATCCTTACTTAATTACTAAACGTAGTAGAGCAGATGTACTTTATCAACTACGTGAAATTAAGAAAACTCCGTTAGTAAGAAAAGGTGTGAGTCGTGGTAAATATATTGCTTCCAACGAAGTTGTTAGAAAACAGAAAGCGTTATTTACTATAATGGCAGACCTTAACTTTCGTGGTCGTTTAGCAAATGGGGAGAATTCGGTGGACACCCAGAACGGGCAATACCGAGCGGAGCTCGCAAGAGAACGTGTGACGGTCAGTCCTGAAATAATGGACATTAGCACCCCACTCGAAAGAGATGATATGACCTGTACTACTAAGGAATTAGTAGAAGTAGGAAATAGAAAACCTACGATAACAGAATAGACTTGGAACAACAGGAAGTCAGAGGTAACAGATAATATCTTTACCGCTACTCCTACCTTCAAGCTCTTAAAGAGCAAAGGTGGAATAAAACTCAATGGAACAGGTGGAAGATACCTCGAAATCCCGTTGAGCTATGCAAAGAATCAAACAGTCGCATCGTTAGATAAAGGTGACACAATCTCTATCTCAGACACTAAGTTTCTCACAGTGGCTCAGTATGAGTGGAAGTTTGTTGCCGGTTCTCTCGTTCGCTACTACGTCGATGATGCAAAGAACAAATCGAAACAACAGCACCTATCATTGGTCAATGCCAAAATTGACAATCTCGAGAGATCGATGATTGACAAGTTTGAAGCTATGATCTTTGCTGATGGTACAGGAAACGGAAGTAAGGATATCGATGGGTTAGGCAACTTAGTTGACTATACACCCACAACTGCACGTACAGTTGGTAACATTCCTCAAACCACATACACATGGTGGCAGAACAAACAGGCTGCGGCTACTGGTAGCGCGTCTGTGTACCTGTTAAGTGATATGAGATCTATGTTCAATAACTGCGGTGTTGGACAGGCAACTGACCAGCCTGATATGCTCATTACTACACAAGCAGTGTATGAGTATTATGAGGATGAGGTTCAGGAGCAGAAACAGATAGTTAACCAGACATCTGGTGACGCTATGTTAATCACAGTTACATTCAAGGGAGTACCACTCGTGTGGTCTTCTCAGTGTACAGCTGGTTATATGTATTTCTTAAACAGCAAGTACATCGGACTTAATGTTGATCCTGACATCAATATGTCAGCTACTGAATGGAAAGTTATTCCTAACCAGTTAGATAGAGTTCAACAGGTAGTTTGGAAAGGTAACTTAATTGCATCTAGACGTGCTTCACTTGGCGTACTCGGTGGAATTACAACAGCTTAATAATCTCTTGAGCCCCAAGCCAATGGGGCTTCTGAGCCAGCCTAAAAGGCAAAAGGAGGAAACAAATGGGAGTTCCAGCAGAGTTAGTTAACAAGTTCAACCCGACGATACCGATTGACCAGTCTATCTATGAGCAGTCAACAACAAAGAAGACACAACTTGGTACACGTTTGGAAGTTGGTGACAGGGTGTTTCGTTATGCAAAAGCAGGTACAGGTGGGTTAGGTATCAGTGCTGGTAGAATTGCTTGCCAGGTTTTAGCAGCTGGTACACACGGTGGAACATTCGTTACACCCGCAGTAGCCACAACTGGTGCTACAACATTGTATGCAACAGTTGCTGGTGGTGCGATAACAGTGAATACATACGAAGACGGATATTGGGTGTTCGCTGGTGGAACAAGGGCAGGTGAAACATACAAAATCAAGTCTTGCCAAGGTAGTGGTTATTCTGGTACTGGTTTGACAGCCGTTCCGATTACACTCTATGATGGTGTAGTAGGAACAGTTACAGCCACA